GATCCCTGGAGTATGGTGAGTTCCTAACATAATTAAGTATTCATACTTATCCTCACTCTAAATATGGGTGGGGATTTTTTTTATTTTATGCCTAGAAACGAATTTTCAAAAGAAGAAATTAGGTGTTACGTAGAGAAGTTAAAGGGTCAATTGTATAACGAGCAGATTGGTTATACATCAGACCCAAAAAGATTAGCAAACAAATATCTCAATCAAGTTCTGGATAAAATTCAGGAGTATTATAGATGATATATTTTTTTGCTGCTTATTATGCAATTATTTTATTTTTGATTTTAATAAAAACATCATCATCTAAATAAGATAGTGTCAAGATGAGGCAAAATGACCTTAGATCTTCATAACTTTTTTAAGTATTATGATGATGGTAATGCGAATCATGTGGCAGCAGTTCAATGGTTAGAAGATAACCTTCCTGCTGAATTCATGGATGACTCAGAAACAGACTGGATTGGAATCTTTAGAACTAAACCACCCACACCAGCAGTTCTCAATGTTCCATACTTTAATCAAGTAGATAACTATAGAGACGCACACAGAACTTGTAATAGTTCATCCTGTGCTATGTGCCTTGCTTTTCTCAAGCCAGGTTCAATCAAAGGTGATGACGAATATGTCAAAAAAGTATTTGCGATTGGTGACACGACTGACCATGCGGTACAGACAAAAGTTCTGGCAGGTTATGGAATTAAGTCACACTTTAGTTACAATCTTTCTTTTGCTGACATTGATAAGAGTCTTGATGCTGGGAAACCTGTTGTTATTGGTATCCTTCATAGGGGTTCTTTATCTTCACCTACTGGTGGGCACATGTGTGTTGTAATTGGTAAGACTCCAGATGGCAAAGGATATTATATTAATGATCCATATGGTTCTCTCAATGATAACTATACTGGTCCTGTGACAAATGGTAAGAAAACCATTTATACCAAAGCAGTGCTCAAGCATCGTTGGTGTCCAGGAGGAAATGATGGATGGGGCAGAATCTTCGATTAATTTCAAGAGAAAGATTTTGCAAAGAATCAAAGATCTCACAAATAATGGAAAGCATTTAGAGGCTTCCAAACTTTTCGACAAATACTTTGGAGACTACAATGGCAAGAATAGACCTACATAACTTTTTTAAATTTTATGATGAAAAAAATCAAAACCATGTGAAAGCAGTCCAGTGGTTAGAAGATAACCTACCAGTCAAGTATCTAGAAGATAACATTGATTGGGCTGAGATTTATAGAGGAAAAAAGGGTAATGCGGCATCAGCACCAGCACCATCTGCTGCCGCTCCTGTAGTTGGTGGTGATGACATGCCTATGATGGGACTTAAATTAATCAAAGAGTTTGAAGGATGTCACTTAAAAGCATATCCAGATCCTCTATCTGGTGGACTCCCAATCACCATTGGTTGGGGTTCAACTCGTAAGAAGGATGGTGGACCATTCCAACTTGGAGATCAAATTACCCAACAAGAAGCAGATGAACTACTGATTAGTCAGTGTAAGAATGAGTTTCTTCCTTCACTTCGTAAGATTCCTCACTGGAATGAAATGTCTGATGGCAAAAGAGGAGCACTTCTCTCCTTTGCTTATAATCTTGGTGCTGGTTTTTATGGTGGTGATAACTTCAATACTATTACTCGTACACTGAAGAATAAAGAATGGGACAAAGTTCCAGATGCTTTATACCTCTACAGAAATCCTGGTTCTAATGTAGAAGCAGGACTTGCTCGTAGAAGAAAGGCAGAAGGTGAAGCTTGGAAAAAAAGTTAACCTCTACTATTAAGGACAATGGCCGAAACACAAAAGAAAAAGGAACAATGTATGAGTACTGTTATCAGGATTAGTGTTTTGAGTTGGAGTGCTGCTCTTCTTACTGCTAGCTATGCTGGTCTACTTGCTAAAATGGACCCTACATTTATTGCTACAGTATTCACTGCTGCAGCTGCTACTTTTGGAGTTGACACCCTAAAAAAGGGAGATAAAGAGGAAGATGGAGATAAACCAGTTACAAGGAATCCAGAACCTGAACTCATCATTGATACCCCAGCTCCAATCGATCCAAGTATCACCTCTTCAACAGCAGAGGTCTGCCCAAACTGTGATCCAGGGGATACCCCAGACTATAGTAGAGCAGCTGCCCGTCCAGAAGATTGATATTCCATTAACACAAGGTCTGGCACTTCCCATTGTGGAGGTGCCTCGACCTATTATAAAATATCCAATCATTAATGTTCCAACTCAGGCAGAGTTTGATGCTGCAGTAAAAGCAGATAAGGAAAAGGAACAGAAAGATGTTGGTGAAAAGACAAGAGGATTGTCAGACACTCCTCCACAACTACCCCAGGTTGCTCAAATCTCCCCAATTCCAGCACCAATTGCTGAGATTCCAGCAGATACCCCAACTACCCCAACATTTACTATAGGTGGAGTCGATATTAATTTACCTGATCCTTCTCTTGTTGCTACGGCTGGTGCTGTGGCAGTAGTTACAACTGCTGCTACTATGGCATCAACAACAGTTCTTAATGTTCTTAAAAATGCTGCTGAACCATTTATTAAGGAAGCAACAAAGAATAAATTTAAAATTAAAATCAAACAGGTCAAACCTGTACTCCATTATGTTATGGGTGATGGTGGAAGTGTAGATGTCTTTGAGTATTCCTCAGAGGGAACACGTCTTATTGCTCAAACTAATAATGTAGAACAATACATTCGTGATGAAGTGGAAAAGAATGTACTATATGAAATTGAAAATAAAATTATTATTGATGATGTGATCAAAGACAGATTCACAAAAGAGGGGCAAGAAAGATTTAAACCTCTCTATGCCCCTGCTAAAAAGATTGCTAAGAAATTATCAGCTAGACTTTCTTTTTGATAGAAGTTCATCAAAATCTTTTTTCTTAGTCCCACCATCATATTCCCAAGCATACCCTTCAGAGATCATACGATCATTAAGACATACACCATCAGCATATAACCTTCCAAGAATTCTGCCATATTTTTCTGTGCTGTCTGGTAGTTGTGTTTTAACTAAAATTTCTTTTTTACCCTCAAGATTTTTTTTAAGCCACTCTTTAACTTCAAGACCAAGTGCTTTTTCTTTGAGGTCAGTTGTTCTACTCTCTGGGGTATCGATACCAGCAAGACGAATTCGCTTAGTAAGGGAGATATCAAAACCAAGATCAATATCAGCGTCAATGGTATCTCCATCTACTACCTTATGTACTGATCTAATTCTGTAGATATATGGGTCTTTATCCATTAGAATGGTAATTTGAACTTCTCAGTATTTAGTTTTGGAATGGGAAGTTTTTCAAATGCTTTTGTTACTTGCTTCTCTACAACAGCACCTACAAATGCTTCTGGATTGTCTAGGATTTTTTGTGCTTTTTGGTAAGTAACATAAGCACCATAGCAAAGTGCAGCACTAATGCTTAGGCTTGTGATTGATAGAACCAGACTCAGATGCTTCATCTTTCATCTCCAAATATGCTAACTTTAATATGTAGTAGATAATATATGTAGTAAATATGAGACCAATTCCAAGTATAGTTATTACTCCCCAAGGGAATTGATTCACTGCACTTTCTCCAAAATTAATTCATATAGTCCAGTAGCATCTGAAGATTTGATTGCTTCTTTTTTAGTTGCAAATTTTTTTGCTTTTGATCTATCTGGGGTCCATTTTGTATCTTCTTCAAAATACAAAACTTCATTCATAAAAACAACTCTTTTTACAATAAACATTTTTTTATTTTTATTTATGGGATTGTGAATATCTTACTACTATATCTGAACATATTTTTGCATAGGGAGACTCTTGATGAAAGGTAACTCCAGACTTAATTGCTTCTCCACATTTAAGTAATCTTACAAGTTCAAAATCAAGACGTGCTTTTGCTGTCTCTGCATTTTGTCTAGCAATTTCTGTTCTTGCTCTTTCTTTACAAAGTTCAGTTAACCCACCATCCAAAGGAAAGTTAAACCCCATACTGATTCCAACATTCCCACTATGTGTTCGAAATGCATCTGGATCAGCACTACCATTCATATTGCCTAATACAAATGGTGATAAACTCATTGTTGGTCCCTGACAAGAAACTCCACCTCCATATGTATTCATTGCATAAGGACCTTGTAATACCTGAACTGCCTGGTTAGTTACATTACCAGTTGCTGATGCTGAAGGTCCTGCAATATTGGTATTACTTGGTGCCTGTTGTGCAAATGCACTACTAGATAATACTATTGTGTAAAGACAGATATAGAGTTTGTGGTGGATTGTTGTTCTGTTGTTCTGTCTATCCATGTTTCCTTAGCCACTCCAGGTCCGAGATAAGTCTCACTAAACTGGAATGGAGCACCTTGAGTCATGATACTATAATTTGCTCCTTGTTGTGGAGTGCCAGGAATATTAATATTAGTTCCAGTCACAGTATAAGATGTGCCAGTTGTGTATTCTACCTGGCGTATAGATTCTACAATCTTTGTAGTTGTTTCTGTTGTAGCATTGATAGTTCCTCTAGTAAAATTAGGAACTACTTGCTCAGCATAAGCAGGAGTACAAATTACTCCTGCTGCTAAAAGCAATGCAGGAGTTATAAGTCTCATTTGAATACGCTTAATTCTATGCTACGTTGACCAGTTGCTGTAGTTCCAGCACCACCAGCAGTTACAGTGGGAACACCAGTTCCAGATAGTGTACCAGCGAGAGTACCTTTGTCTCCTGCTAACTGGGTAACACTATCCCCATAAAGGTTGGGAGAAGCAATAACTCCAGCACTGACTGACTGAGTGGTGACTGATGTATCAGCAGCTCTTGAAGTTTCTGAAAAACTGAATGCTTGACCTGCTGTATTGATGTCATAACTTCCAGCACCACCTACACCACCAAATGAAGTTGCTTGAATATTTGTACCTGAAGCAGAGTATGATGCTCCAATTCTAGTTGATTGTACAGCAGCACCCTGAACACCAAGTTGAACCGAATCAGTAATTCTTGATGTAATTTCAGCAGCACTTACGGGAATAGTAAAGAATATTGAAGAGATTAAAAGTAATCTTTTCATTGTTCTTTTTGTATGGTTTGTAACTATTTATGTTTATTTACCTTCTTGCCTATGAATCCATATCTTTAAATCTTTTACATATTTTCTTAATATTTGTGCTTGTTCTTCGTGCCACATATTACCAGTCTCCATATACAATCTTGTATGATTGTCTATTGCTTTAAGTATTTGGTGGATGGGGGCGTTCCAACACTCTCTTTTAGGAGTGTTCCATTCTCGGGGCATTTGTATTCAGTGGTATATAATTGACCGTTTAGCAAATAATCAATCTGACACAATTTGGGTCCAGTCATAACATGACCAACAACAAAAAGGATAAGTACTTCCATTATTTTTTCTTACCACCATTCTTTGCTTTTTTGGCAGCAGCATTTCCAGAGTTCTGCTTAGCATTTGCAGACTTTCCTTTTTTGTTTTTTGGCTTTGCCATTAGAAGTACTTATACTACTACTATATTTAGATGCTTGACTTCCTTCAAAGCACATGTTATGATAAATACAACAACAGGTTAAGGAATGTAACAGTTCTTTAATGTTTGTAACTCCCATTAACCGAGACCTATGGGGAGTATAAATTACGTCTCTCATACCCACAATGGAGGGTGTTGTGGGAAATACTGTAACCATCCAGACCCCCCTGGACTTTTACTTACCCTTTTAAACAAATGACCGCTTCAATTGCTCAAAGACAATCTACTAACTACTGGGAACAATTTTGCCAGTGGGTTACTTCAACTAACAATAGACTTTATGTTGGTTGGTTTGGTACTCTGATGATTCCAACGTTGCTTGCTGCAACTGTTTGTTTCATTGTTGCCTTTATTGCTGCACCTCCTGTAGATATTGATGGTATTCGTGAACCTGTTGCTGGTTCACTCATGTATGGAAACAACATTATTTCTGGTGCTGTTATTCCTAGTTCCAATGCTATTGGACTTCACTTCTACCCTATTTGGGAAGCTGCTTC